ATCTCGCCTTCTACATTCGTAGCGTTTTCCTCATCCCGGCGGTGACCCGTGGCAGCGAAGCGTCAGAGGGCCGCTGCGACGAACCTGAGGGCCGTGGCGGCAGACGAGACCGCACCTGAGACCCCGTCGCGAAAGCTCACGCTCACGGAGGCGGCGGCCGCGGGCTCGCTGAAGGAGCAGCTCATCGCGTTGCGGGAACGGATCGCGAAGGCGGTCGATTCGCCGACGTGTCCGCCGCGCGATCTGGCTGCGTTGTCTCGCCGCTTGATTGAGATCGGCCGGGACATAGAGGCGATCAAGGTCGCTGAAGCCGAGGAGGCCGGCGGTGCCACAGCGACGCCAGACGAGAAGTTCCGCGCCGGCTGAGCTGGTCCCTGGCGCCCGGCACGTGGTGGTTCCTTCGGGGATCGTGTCGACAGGGTGGCCGTCGGTGCGGGACACGAGCGCCGGTTTCGGTGTGTCGTACGACCCGTGGCAGGACGCCATGGGGAAACTGATGCTGGCGAAGCGCGACGATGGGAGTTACGCGGCGTCAATCGGCGGCGTGGTGATTTCGATCTGCCGGCAAGCCGGTAAGACGTACATGGTTGGCGGCGTTGTGTTCTCGCTGAGCCTGTTGCGTCCTGGGATCACGTCGGCGTGGACGGCACATCGGGCGCGCACTGCGGCCGAGACGTTTGCCGCAATGCAAGCGTTCGCGGAGCGACCGAGGGTGAAGCCGCACGTCGCGAACATTCGGCGTGGTGCTGGCGATGAGGCGGTGGAGCTTCGTAACGGTTCTCGCATCCTGTTCGGCGCGCGAGAGCGTGGCTTCGGTCGTGGCTTCGCGGATGTCACGGTGATCGTGTTCGATGAGGCGCAGATTCTTACCGAGAACGCGATTGACGACATGGTGCCGACAATGAACGCAGCAGTGAATCCGTTGCTGGTTTTTGTGGGCACGCCCCCGAAGCCGAAGGACCCGAGTGAAGTGTTCACTCGCAAGCGGTCGGAAGCGCTGTCTGGTGAGGATCGGGACACTCTATTTGTCGAGTTTTCGGCCGACGCCGACGCCGCCCCTAACGACAGGAAGCAGTGGAAGAAGGGGAACCCGTCTTACCCGAAGCGCACGCCTGCTACGTCGGTGTTGCGGATGAAGAAGAATCTCACCCCTGAATCGTTTATGCGTGAGGGTTTGGGCAGGTGGGATGAGGTTGCTGTCGCGCAAGTCATCCCGGCGGATCCGTGGCAGTCGACGACGTCCTCGGTCAGTGCGTTGCAGGGCGTCCCGACGTTTGCTCTGGAGGTCACGGAAGACCGGTTGTGGTCGACGTTCGCGGCGGCTGGCGTGTCGTCGCTTGGTGGCGTCCACGCCGAAGTGGTCGACGTCCTGGCCGGCACCGGTCGGACGGTGGCCCGTGCGGTTGAGCTCGTGGCTCGGCATGGTGGCGGCGAGGTTGTCGTTGCGAAGGGTTCGGCGGCGGCGGCGTTGACTAAGGATCTGGCTGCCGCTGGTGTGACGGTCGTGGAGTTGTCGACGGATGAGCAGGCGCGTGCGTGCGGGCAGTTGCTCGACGCGGTGTTGAACGGCTCGGTGTGGCATTTGCCGTGGCCGTCGCTCGAGGTGTCGGTGCGGGCTGCGGCGAAGAGGGCGCATGGTGTGTCTGGGTTCGTGTGGGAGTCGCGCCGGGCGGCCGTGGACGTGACGCCGCTGCAGGCTTTGACGTGGGCGGTGTCCCGTGTCGGCGCCGCGCCGGGCAATTCGACAGGGTTCGTGATGGTGTTGGGAGGCTGAATGTTGTTCACGACGCGTGTCGCGGTGAAGGCGTCAGAGGTCCGCCCGGTGCGGGCGCTGCTAACTGTGCTGGCTTTCCCGTTCTACGCGCTCGGGTTTCTGTTGGGTGTCTTGTGGCTGGCGTTGACTTGGCTGTTCGCGGCGGCGGCGGTCGGTGTTTCTGATGCTCGGGCGCGCGGCGGCGAGCCTGAGGTCGAGGACTGATGGCCGGTCTGGTTGATCGTGTTTCGTCTCGCCGTTCTGCGGCGCGCGAGGTGGTTCGCGCTGACGCGGTGACCTTGGAGGAGTTCGGATATTTGCTCGGCCAGACCACGGGCGCGGCCGGCCAGTCCCGGTCTGGTGTCACGGTGACGGCGCAGCGTGCGCTTGGCATCTCGGCGTGGTATTCGGGTGTGCGTTACATCTCGGAGACGATGGCGGGCCTGCCATGTAAGACCTTCAGCGACGCGGGCAGTGTGCGCACAATGCGCGCTGATCCGCCGTGGAAGAAGAAGCCTGACACGGAGACCACGTGGTTCAGCTTGATTGAGTTTTGGTTGATGTCGCTGCTGCATCGCGGCAACGCGTTCGCGTTCAAGGTTCGCGACCCGATCAGCGGTCAGGTCATCGGACTTCGCATGGTTCACCCGGACCGGGTGAAGGTCGGTCAGGCGTCCTCTGGCCTCAAGGTGTTCGAGATCGACGGCCGCAAAGACGTCGCCTTCACGACCCGTGACATCCTGCACATCCCGGGCCTGTCGTATGACGGCGTCTGCGGGTTGAACCCACTGCAGTACGGCGCGGACACGCTCGGCACGATCGCAGCCGCCGAGGAGTTCGCCGGTCGCACGCTCGGTAAGGGCGTCATGGATAAGGCCTATCTATCGTTGCCTCAGACGCTCACGAAGGGTCAGGCGGATGCTTTGGCGGCCGTGTGGCAGGCGCAACACTCTGGGCTGGCGAACGCCGACAAGTTGGCCGTGATGGGCGGCGGTGCCGAATACCGGACGATTGGTCTGTCGCCGGAGAGCACGCAGCTGCTGGAGTCCCGGAAGTACGGCGTCCCTGAAGTGTCACGGCTGCTGCGACTCCCACCACACAAGCTGTACGACCTTGACCGCGCCACGTTTAGCAACATCGAACACCAGTCGATCGAGACGATTACGGACGGCGTCCGCCCGTGGTGCACGCGTCTTGAGGCGGCGGTGAACGATGACCCGGACCTGGTGGTCCCCGGCAACTTCATTGAGTTTGACCTCGAGGGCACCCTGCGCGGCGACATCACGTCTCGTTATTCCGCTTACGCGGCGGGCATCGTCGGCGGGTTCTTGATGCCCAGTGAGCCACGCGCGAAAGAAAACCTGCCGTTCATCCCAGGTTCGGAGTTTCTGACGACCCCGCTGAACATGACCGCTTACGGGCCCGACGCTGGCGCGCTGCCCGGTCCAACCCCGACGACGGGAGCCCCCGCATGAACCCGATCCTGTCCCGGTCGTTCCCGGTCATCGACATGGAGATCATGCGCGGCGGAGACGGCCGCACCGTCACCGCTTTCGCCGCGACGTTCGACGACCCATATGAGGTCATGGACGCCCACGGCCACTACTACGAGCAGATCAACCGCGCCGCATTCAACCGGGCGCTCGGCAGAGGCATCCAGAACGTGCAGGTGTTCTACAACCACGGCCGGAACCCGGCCGGCGGTCCCGCCCCGATGGAGCTCACCCGCGGTATCGGTGTGCCCTTGTCGATCACGGCCGAGCCGAAGGGCCTGCTGACGGTCACACGCTACGGGACGTCGCCGCTCGCAGAGGGACTCCTGCAAGACATCAAGGACGGCATCATCCGGGCGCAGTCGTTCCGGGGCCCGATCTACCGTGACGCACCGCCGCAGCGGCACGCGTCCGGGTTGCAGCTTGTGGAGCGCATGGCCCTCGGCCTCATCGAGTACGGCCCTTCGCCGCTCCCCGTCAACCTCGGCGCCGAAATGGTCGCCGTTCGGTCCGCGACGGAACTGTTCGGCACTGACCCCGCAGAGTGGAGCGCCGACGAGCGCGCCGCCGCACTGTCGGCCATCGGCGCACAAGACCTGACCCCTCCTCCTGCCCCCGGCGTTCCCGCCGGCACTGCGGAGGACCTGGCAGACGAGACCCCTCTACCGATCGTGGTGGACCTGGCCTCAGACCCCATGCACCTAGCGCAGCGGCAACGCCGCCGGCGCGCATCCTAGAAGGACCACCATCATGCGTACCATCGACGACCTCATCATCGAGCGCGCCCACGGGCTCGACTTCCTTGACGACCTTCTGAACACTGCCGCTGAGCGACCCGAAGCCGAGCGCGCCCTGACCCCGGCCGAGCGCGCCGACCACGACCACGTCGTCGCCGCGTGCGACGCGCTCGAGTCCGACATCTCCCGCGCCCACGACACGCAGGCGAACGACCTCGTGCGCGCCAACCATGAACTGCGGCGCGGCTGGACCCCTCCGCAGGTCAACGTGAACCGCATCGGGATGGCGCCGCCCACCGCGAGCCGTTCGCTGGACGAACTGCTCTACGCCTCACCAGAGGCCGTCCGGGCTGGCTCGCTGGACAAGGCCGGCAACTTCCGGCCTGCCGGGAACGCCATGAACCCGATCGAGGAGACCATCGTCCGCTCGATCGACGGCAACTACGTGCCGGCGCCGCGCATCAACGACCTGCTCCCTGAGCACCAGTCCGCGGTGCGGTCGTTCCAGAGGACCGTGGCCGACATGTGCCTCTTCGGTCTCACGATCGACCCCAAGGCGTCGAGTTCGGCCGACGGGTTCCAGGTGGCCCGCAGCCACCCGGCGATGGCCGCCCGGTGGAACGGCGTCTGCCGTGCGATGGACGTTGACACGAGCGCTGAGGGCGTCGATTGGGTGCCGACCGGCATCGGCGCCGCCATCCACGAGCGGGTGCGGGCCGTGGGCAAGGTGGCGCCGCTGTTCACGCGCATCAACCTCCCCACGAACACGTGGAAGTGGCCCATCGAGGGCGCTGACGCCGTCGCCTATTGTTTTTCTGAGGAGACGGCGGACACCG